TTTTCTTCCCTTTTTATTTTACGAGAAGCAATGTCCCCTTTGGGGACTATAGGGGATAAAGTTTCTTTTGTAGGAGTTTCTTTTGTGGGTGTCTTTAGGACACTAGGGGGGGTGTCGCTAGGACACTGGTAGGAACTATTTGAATCCTCTATGACAACCAGTTCGTAGAAGGTCTGCTCGGTACCACTTTCTCCAACTTTGATCTTGTTGATTAGGCCAAGATTTTGGAGGCTTTTTGTGGCACTTAAAATGGCCTGTCTTTGTGCGCCCGTGAACTTTTCAAGCTGGCTTAAACTGATCCTATCTCTGACTTTGTGCCACCCGAATGTTTTACGGACAATGACCATAAGCACCTTAAGCTCTACAAAAGAGAGCTTTGGGAGCCACTCATCAAAAAGTTCGTTGGGGGCTTGTGTGTAGTTTGGTACTGGGATTCTCATAGGAAACTCCTTTGGTTTTGGAGTCCCACAAGCTAGTCTTGAAGAAAAAAAGTGGAAATTATACTATCCCAAAAAGATGGGATCTTATAAGATCACTATCGTTCTTCAAGGGTCGCAGCTTGAAGGGACATATCATTTTCATCATTCTCGTAAGTAAGTTAAATTTTACCCTCGGATTACCTCCGAGGGTTTTTTCTTTAACATACAATATTTCATTTGTAAAAAATGTAGTATCTTCGTTAAGTTCTTTATTAACTAAAACACAATCCATTAAACGGAGGGGATTATGGCTCTGGTTCAACTTGATCTTTTCAGAGATGCTCTTAAGCAACAAGAAAACATAGAACTTGAAGAATTTAAAAAATCGGCGACAAAGTGCATAAAAGGACTTTTCGCCCGTCACAACGAAATGGAATTTCTTGTCTTTGAGATGCACAAGAAAATCGACAAATTGCAAGAAGAGGTCTACAGGCATGGTTGAGATCATTGGATTCTCTATTTTAGTCATCGTAGGCTTCTTCCTGGGCGTATATGCCACCAGTAGGAGGGATATATCTCAACAGGTTACTTTCTTGCAAGAAGATTTGAAGGCTTTCAGACAGCTTACTCTTTCGGAATTTGAGATGGTTGAAGAAAAAATTCAAAAAATCTTCCCATATAAACCTGAGATAAAGCGCAAGCCTGGTCGTCCTAAAGGATGGAAGAAATCCCCTCCTGCGATGCAGGAAGGGAGCCAGAACGGAGAAGTACATGGCAAACCTTAAACTATACTTAGACGAAATTTTTGTATACTAGGTTTTCTGTATGCATTTAAGTCCAGGCTAGGAGCGGAATCACCTAAAAGTTGTTGAATCTGTTGGATGTATTCGGTCGTGGCTCTATCGTAATCAATGGAGCCTTGACACTCCTGCCTGGTTAACTTAACCCCACCTCCGACGGAACTAGCACCGCCAGAGGCCTCAATGATCTTAGCCCTTAAAATCTTTTCCTTTTCTTCACAAGACTTTAAAGAGACATAAGTTTCCCTCCATTCACTGACCAGTTTTCTCCATTCTGGATCAGAGTCCTTCTCTTGATGGTCTTGTGAAGTTTTTTCAGGGGGTGTCTTATTAAGCACGCAGTCCCAAAACTCACGTTCTTTTTCAACCAAGATATTAATATACTCCTCGTCCCTCTCTACTTTTACAGCTACATATGATCCCTCGTAAAAACTTACATATGTCATATAGGGCAAACATGCACAAGCCAGCTGGTGTTGGAGTTGGGGAATATACTTCTCTGGAACCTGTCCCTTCATAGCTGTGTCATGATCGGCCTTTCCTGGGCATTTGATCTCAAAGATGTGATGCCCCAGCCAGTCTATAGCGTCCAAAGAACTGCGCATCCATTCAAAGTCGGGGTGGCAGATATTTTTGGGAGCCAGGAGCAGCTGGAAATCATCCTCCAACCTGTCTCTTATCATAGGCTCAAGATCGGTTCCGCGCTTCATGGCAGCGTTCTGTGCTTTCTCAGGAGTTCCCTCAACTTTGTCTTTCCAAAGCTGGAGAGGAGTAGACCACGGGCTTACACCCATGATGATGGGAGCGTCGCTGCTCCCGATTCCACCTCTACGCCACTCAAGCCACTCTTTCCGATCCATTTTTCATCTCTGGGTTTTTGATTTTGTTTTCTAGGGACTTGATGACTTTGTGATAGTCGTTATTTTTTAGGTGATAGATACTCTCAATGTCGTATCTTGCTATCAGATATTCATTCAGGTCTTTGAGATATTGCTTGTCCGTGATCTTGTCTAGATAGGTATCTAACACGTCGCATTGCTCATCGCTGATGATCTTATCCAGTTCATTGTTGGGGCTGGTTTGCGGTTTATGGGTAGTTGGGTTGTCGCGGAAAGGCTTCGTTGCAGCCTCCGCGTCGTCATCTGCCTGATATACTCCAACAATCGCTGCTAGAGCTGTTCTGCGACAGTAGGTAACGCAGCTAACAACTTCTTGAGGCCCAGGCTTGTTGATGGGAAGAGCCATTACACTCTTGATCCACTGTCCGCTAGTATGGGCAAGAAGGGTTGAAAGGGCTTGTTTTCCGTCCACAAAGTCTAATGTTTGAATGACAGACAGGCCGTTTTTTGATAGAGGTTCCCTGCAAGCTTGCCATACAGATGCTAAATCCGCATATCTGCTCTTATGGAATGTATTATCGCTATCCTTTGTAGCGTGGGTTAGCTGACCCTGGACTTTTACTAGAGCTGTCACTAGTTCGTTGATCTGTTCAGATTGCATTGGGTTTGTCATATTACTTCCTCATCATATCGTTGTAGGTTAAAAAAAACTTCTCTTGCTTCGTTCATGTCTACTGGCTCGTTCGGGTTCAGAGCTGCATACCATTTAACAAAACCTTCCAGGTCTGTCGGCTCTGGAACGTCTGGTTCTAAGAGGTGATCAAGCATGTTTCCCCCTCAGCGCGTCAAGCTCAGCCTCGCTGCGTTTCATGCGGACGATAGAACCTTCGCACTCTTTCAGAAACCTTTCGGCTTCGCTGAGGTGGTAATTGATGGATTCAAGTAAATATTTTTCTTCCGATTGAAAGAAACAGTCGGAACTGTTAAGATTTTTTTCGCAAGTCATATTGCATACCCATAAGTTAGAGGTTAGGCTCTCTGGGACTGTCATCCCAGAGAGTCGTTTTAATTTTATTTCCTTAAAAGATCAATGAACATTTCATAAAGACGGTCGGTTCTGGCCGATTGCGCTGCTAGTTGCGCGTCCATTTTAGCTTCCAAAGCCTTCATCTCTGATTTCATATCTCTGGTGAAGTACCAGAAGATCGCAGCCATCGTAATGACCGTCGGAAGGTTGAAAGTGTTTAAGATTTCGATTAACTTGTCCATGATCTGCTCCTTTTGTTTTCGATCTTGTCTGAAGATTAACAGACGCGATCATTTAACGCAACATTTGTTTCACGCCTTTAATTTTTCCCTAGGGCAATCTTCTGTAACGAGTATCAACTTCTGACCCACGCCCATGCCGAGTCCTAGGCCGTGTCTCTTATAGTGGGGAGCGCACATATTCGCCCATACACCCGTGGTCGTCCTAGCGTCATAATTAGCACGCTCTTCGCAAAAATCGCACTTGGGTAAATGGGTTACTTCAACAGACGTGCTGGGTTTTTGCTTTTCCTCGCGGTCAGCTTTCGCAGCCTCCTTCTCAAACATCTCATTGGCTAATTTGATAAAATTCATACTTTCTCCGTTTTTGGTATCTATTCACAACCTTACACAACCTCTAACATTTTGGGCAAGCACAAACGTTACATTGATTCTTTTTCCCCTATAGGTTAAGATATAAACAAACGTCAAATAAAGGGGAATTTTATGCTGCTAGAACTATATCTTGAGTCTCGAAACATTCAGCACAAAGAGTTTGCCAAAATGCTGGAGGTTTGCCCTCACTCTATCACAAATTACATTACCAGAAAAAGGCTTCCCACGTTAGTAATAGGGAGAAAGATCGAGAAGCTTACCAAGGGTAAGGTGTCGATTGATGACCTCATAGAACACTGGGAGAAAGGTGATAGAGCTAACTGTGCATAGTCTTCCAATCCCTTGGTCTGCTTCCCGTGTATCCAGGGGAAAGCACTGGAACCCTCGTGGAAAGGATAAGCTGTGGACTCAATGGACTATTAAGAGCCAATATAAGGGGAAGCCCTTGGATGGGTACATAGTCCTGGATATGACCTTTTGGGAGCCTCCTCCCTTATCTGCTTCCAAAAGCGCAAGGGCTAGAATGTTGTCCGGGGAGATTAGACCAACCAGATGTGATAACACAAACATGCAAAAGTTTATCGAAGATTGTTTAAAGAACATTGTATTCCGTGACGATAGATATGTTTGCAAAAATATATCTGAGAAGTTATATGGAACTAAAGGGAAGACTGTAATTAAGGTTTATACCCTGGAGGAATACAATGCGAATCGTGCTGGACAACATTGAAGGTGAAATCTACGGCGATATCATTCTGTCTCCTTCCGAGATGGAGCGGATGCGTTCGGGAGAGATGATTGATACCTATACCGCTCTAGGTAGCCGAAGGTATTATCTGGGAGTGCGCTTAAAAGGAGTATCGGAGTATGTCGAAGAAGAAGACGAAATCGCAAAAGACTATTAAGAAGGCGTTCGATAAGTTTGGTGAAGGAAAGCTTCATTCAGGATCGAAGAAGGGGCCGATTGTGACCAGTAGACCGCAAGCTACGGCAATTGCGTTAAGTGAAGGGCGTAAAACTGTTCACAAACCCAAGAAAGCTCCCAACCGTCTTTACATCGGGACTGCCAGCGTCGCGTAAGTTGTAGCTACTTATATACGGTTATAGCGAGAAATTGCTGATTTGAGGTATAACTTTTTTCACAATCGAAATATGGAAGGAGTTGTATGAAGCTGGACGAAATTGACGGAAACTTAGCACTCAAAGAATCTTTACTACTTGATGCCCACGCTGGACTGCTAAGCCTTGAAAATGTGTCAAATCATTATTTAATGAGGAAGCTCAAATGTACGGAAGACATGGCAAAACTGGTTATTAAAGAAATGATTCGTAGGAAAAGGGGGATGTCAAAACATTTTAGTGCAACAAAAGATGCATTATCAGACGTTAAATAATTTATAAGGTAACGAATGGCTAGACTTAAACCATTTCATATCGACGGGATCAAATGTCAGTGTGGTAGACCTTCATATATACATGTTACCTCAGTGATGCCTAATGGCCAAGTAAATTTTGCCTGTGATCGCTATCTATATACTAGGGGGGATGACGGATGCATAGGATTCATTCACGAAGGCCAATTGGTTTGGAGGGAAGAAGTTCCACTAGAGGGAAAAAAACAGGCTTATGGCTCTGTTGCATATATGAATAAAACATGAGATTATGAATAAGCCCATTCCCTTCGCCAAATGTCTTGTGTGCGGTTTAAAAGCCCACGGTTGCTTTATGCTTGATTTGTGGGAGGAATGTCCCGTCTGTTGTTCACATGAGAAAAGAGGAGACTCGCCTAAAGCCAAATTAAAACCCGGGTCGTTTCTTTGCAATGATTGTTCTAATAGGATCGAAGTCTGGGAAATCAAGCGTGGATTGCGTTAGGACGGGTGGCAGAGAGGCTTATTGAGCTTGTCTTGAAAACAAGAACGGGAGAAATTCCGTCGATGGTTCAAATCCTTCCCCGTCCGTTTGTGAAGAGAGTTATGGGCAAGCTTAGAAGGTTAAGAAGACTCAAATACCAATTACCTACCAATATCTACCAAATTGGTAGCAAGGAACATATGGAAGCATTTGTAGACCCCCAAATGGAAAAAGAAATCCGTTATCTCGCCACCGAAATCATTCGAGAGTGTGTTAAGAGCTGTCTATCATCTCAAGTTCAACTTGCCTCGACAGGTAGTGCGCATTATAGTTTGGCCCTCAAATACAAGGTTTCTCCTTCCGACTTCAATTCAATCTTAGACGGACTCAAGAAAGTCTATAAGAAAGAATTCGATCTCCTCAATCCCTCCTAAAGTCTTTTCTTTACTTTCCTCTATTCCAAAATATCACTCTGTGTTATTTAAAAGTTGAAGTAACACTTAAAATCTGCGCGAGCAGAAGGATATTTATGGCTGCTAAGAAAAAACCAATGAAAAAAGAATCCATGAAAATGATGGAGAAGAAAGAATCTAAAGGAATGAAAAAAGCTATGAAGAAAATGGCTTGTAAGGGGATGTAATGAAGAAAAAGGCTATTAAGAAAGTTGGTGCATCGGGAAAACCATCCAGCAAAACATCAACGGCGACGAAGACGGCTACCGCGACTAAAACCTCAACAGATGCTTATACCCAAGGAAACATTACGGTAACTGGTGGTGCCGGAAAAGGAGCGACTACAGTTAAAATAGGAATTCCTGGAGGCTCTCTGGCTAATCGTTCAAAAAAAGCCACTAAAGCTAAAGGGAAGAAGTAATGGTTCCGTTCCCCACACCCAAAAACCCCAAGAAGAAGGTCAAGAAAGTGAAGAAAGACGTTCGCCTTACCGCTGGGGTTTCTCCTAAATTCGTAATGAAGGGGACGCTTTAATGGACAAGAAGATGCGCTCTCAGGTCACGAAGCCCATTCGAAAGGCCGAAAAGATTCTTAAGAAGGCCGAGCATAGCAATGTGAAGCTGGCCAATTACGATGAAAAGGTTCGTGATCCTATGATAGCCAAATACAAAAAGCTTAAAAAGAAATGAGAATCACTGTAGGAACTCCCAAAAACCGACGCTCTTTATGGCGTTATCAAGATGTACCTACTGATCGTAAGGGTTGGGTGAATAATTTAGATTATCACCCTGCTCCTTTTGAAATCTGTTGCTTAAAGATAGAAAATAAGTCTAAACCTATTAATGGCTGGTGGACTGGGACTGACTGGTATGGACTGCGACTTAAGTACACAGATAATATATTGGGCTGGAAAGTCAATAAAGAGGCCATATGAAAGAACCTACAAAGGGGTCGGGCAAACTCTCAAAAGTCCGCTCTAAACCAGGAGAATCTAATGCGTTTAAGTACAAAGGTGTCAAATCTTTTGCTGGGCCTGATAAAACATATCCCATCAACACAAAGGCTAGAGGACGCAACGCGCTTGCAAGAGCGCATTTTGCAAGTAATCCCTCCTCAATTCGGGCCAAAGTCCATGCGAAATATCCGTCCATAGGCAAGAAAAAATGAGCTATTCCCATCCTTTCGGTGAACCAATCAAAGTCATAACCAAAAAGCCCAAGGTTAAAGCGAAGACTGATCTTAAAGCTCAGCCTATTAAGAAAAAGCATCGAGCTTCTCAACGCGTAACACAGGGTAATTACAATGAGTTCTTTGGATAAGCTATCCTGGAAGACCGAATTCCGAAAGATTAAAGACCTAACTCCTTTCCCTACCAATCCCCGTACCATGTCTAAAGAGCAAGCTAGACAGCTTATTGACTCATTAGAGAAGTTCGATTATGTTGAACTTGTCGCTATTAACGCCGACAATACTATCCTGGCTGGGCATATGCGGATTAAAGCCATGCAACAGATTGGATGGGGGAATATAAGCCTTGAAGTTAGAGTCCCAAACAGACAGCTCACCGATGAAGAAGCGAAGGAGTACGTTATCCGCAGTAATAAGAATACTGGTGGGTGGGATTTTGATATTCTCGCTAGTGATTTCGACGTGGGTGATCTTCATAATTGGGGCTTTACTGCGGAGGAATTGGCCGACAATATTCTTGATTTAGGCTCTACTCCCGAAGAAGATTCAAATGAGCTAATGACTCCCCCTAAAGACCCAAAGACTAAGCTTGGAGATATTTATGAATTGGGTTCTCATCGGCTTATTTGTGGGGATTCCACTAACGCAGATACTGTTAATTTATTGCTGGATTCGGCGGAGCCTATCTTAATGGTAACTGACCCTCCTTATGGGGTTAATTATGACCCTAAATGGCGAAAGGATATTAAAGGTAAGCACGGCGTTGCTGCCAGGGCAATGGGTACAGTCCAAAATGATGATCAAGTCAATTGGGCTTTAGCTTGGCATTTATTCCCAGGTTCAGTTGCTTATGTTTGGCACGCATCCCTCCACACATATGAGGTCTATAAATCCTTGGTGGACTCCGAATATGACATTATATCTAACATTATTTGGGCTAAACAGCATTTTGCCTTGTCTCGTGGAGACTATCATTGGCAGCACGAACCCTGCTGGTATGCCGTAAAGAAGGGCCACCCCCACAATTGGCAGGGTGCTAGGGATCAGTCGACGCTTTGGGAAATATCCAATTTAAACGCCTTTGGTGCCAATAAAGAAGAGGGGGGCGAACGAACAGCCCACTCAACCCAAAAGCCTCTTGAATGTATGTCTAGGCCAATCCAAAACAATACTGAAAAGGGCGACGGTGTTTATGATCCCTTCTTAGGTTCGGGAACAACATTAATTGCTGCTGAACAATTAGATCGAAAGTGTTATGGTATTGAATTAGACCCAGCTTACTGCGATATTATCGTGGATAGATGGGTTAAGTTTAGAAAAAAGAACGGTAAGGATGCCGTTGTAATTAAAAATAGTGAAGAAACAAAGGAATTTTATGGCAACGACAAAACCGTTTACTAAAGCACAATATAAACAAGCAGAGAAATCAGTGAAAAAAGCAAGAAAAGAGGGCGAAAAAAAAGTATCTGCTCATAATAAATCCCACGCGACCTATCTTAAAGAAAGAAAGGCGCGATATAAGAAAGAAGGAATAACCGAATAGTGGATGAATTCTACGCAACCCAAATAACAATTAAAGAATCCCCATTGCTATCAAAAATCCGTGTTACCAAGGCCATCTACAAAAGTTGGGAACATGAACAGAGATATTGGAAGTGGTATGGGAAAACACTTATAAAAGCGATACAAAGGGATTATGGCTCGTCAACTAACAGGTAATCCTTGCGGTCGACCAGAGAAACCAATTGACTGGAGTCAGTTTGAAGGTTTATGCGCATTACAATGTACTCAAGGTGAAATAGCTAATATACTTCATGTTAATGAAGATACAGTTAGATCAAGAGTATTAGATCATTACGGGGAAGATTATTCGGCTGTATATAAAAGGTTTAGTGCACCAGGATTATGTAGTGTTAGAAGAAATCAATTTGTTTTATCAAAGAAAAATGCAACGATGGCGATTTGGCTCGGTAAGATATGGCTAAATCAGATTGATCCAGGAATAGAAAAAATACAGGACAATGGCCTTGCAAACCTCAAAAATGCCCTTAGAGAGATTCTCGACGAAGAGCGAACTAGCGGTTCTGAACGATCCCCTCTGGAGGATCAACAACCTCTACTGGATCAAGGATGCAGAAGGCAAGAGGAAGAAATTCAAGCTGAATTGGGCGCAACAGATGCTTTGGGAGGAGATGCATGACTCGAACATCATCCTTAAAGCGCGTCAGCTCGGAATTACCACCTTCTATTGCATCTATCTCCTCGACCGAACTCTCTGGGAGGAAAACACACAGTCTGGGATTATCGCGCATACGCTCGATGACGCATCGAACATCTTCACAGACAAACTTAAATACGCGTTCGATCAATTACATCCCGATATACGGAAAATATTTAAGCCCGTGGGTAATTCCGCAAAGGAACTATCCTTTGCACATGGTAGCACTATCCGTGTCGGTACATCTTTGCGCTCGGCGACTAACCAATATCTCCATATCTCAGAGTTTGGCAAGATTTGTGCAAAATATCCTGAACGCGCCCGAGAGATTATTACTGGGTCATTAAACACTGTCCATGCTGGGCAAAAGATATTCATTGAATCAACAGCAGAGGGTAAGGAAGGAGCGTTCTATGAGATGTGCGAAGACGCTCGCAACAACCCTCCTAAATCCTCTCAAGATTTCAAGTTCTTTTTCTTCCCCTGGTGGAAACATCCTCTCTATACTCAAGGCGTTAAAGCAGAAATCTCCTCTGATTTAAAGGACTACTTCAATAAGCTGCAATTAGAAGGGATTAATTTAACCGACCCTCAAAAATGGTGGTATGCAAACAAATACAAGTATCAGAAAGACGACATGTTCCGCGAGTTTCCGTCTAAGCCCGAAGAGGCATTTTCGGCTTCTCAAGAGGGCTATTGGTATGCCACGGTCATCAAAGAGCTGTACGAGACGGGGCACGTCACGAATGTGGCGTATGATAGGGCTTTACCAGTTCATTGTGCATGGGACTTAGGCCAAGCAGACAGTATGTCTATATGGTTTTTTCAAGTTAACCGATCTGATGACATTAATATCATAGATTTCTGGCAAAAGAACAACACTCCTCTGCATCAAGTCGGGATACTGTTGAAGGAAAAGGGATATAATTATGGTACTCATATTTGGCCTCACGACGCTGCTGCTAGGGATCGCGCTGGCATCACTTTTCAAAGTCAAGCCAGAGATATTGGTATTACTGGTATTGTACTTGAGCCTCACTCTCTTATTCACGGCATTAGCCTTGTTAAAACAACCCTCCCCAAGTGCTGGTTCGACCAGACCAAATGCAAAGAGGGACTTAAACTATTGGAGAATTACAAAAAGAAGTGGTCTCCCTCGCTTGGTGGGTGGACAGCAGAGCCAGTTCATGATGAGTGTTCCCATTGCGCCGATTCCTTCCGTTATCTTGTTGCAGGAATAAAGAGAGTTGTGTCAGCATCGGGGAGTTTAGAGAACGATTACGCAGCATTGAGGAAGTACTTTGGATCATAATGACGTAGAAATGCCTCCGATGCCCGACGGTGTAAAGAGTTGGCTAGAAGCACAAAAGATAAGAATATTGGGCGAGCCAGTTACGGTCTTTAATAAGGATCGAAGCATAACCACTTACTATAGATATCCCATCCAAGTTAACGAAGGCCAGCCACAATAGCTGGCTCCGACTACTCAGTGGAACCTATTCAGAAAACCTTTCGTCCCACCAATTTAGTCCATATCTCTTAGATAAACAAGGGCCAACCACGTTGATCAGCCCTTACCAAGACATCATTGCGATCAATTTTGGTTACATCACAATAGAACTTTATCACATTGATTAAAACATTTCTCTTCATACCCTAGAGTTATACATAGGTCGGTATTTATCACAAGACCTTGGAGGCTTCTATTCGCAACAGTGACCCGATTTTTTGGCCAGATGATACTGTTAATCTCTCTATAAGACAGCAGCGGAATAAGAATTATACCGACGCTATTAACATTCTCCAGACCCAATGGTATGAAGCGGACTTAGATCAAAGATATGTGATGGGAGATCAGGATATCTGGGGTTTAATTCATCCTGGTGTATCTCTATCCCGACGCAAGACATTCAACTTCAACGTTACGAACGGATTAATTCAAACTCCCTCTGGTTATCAGCGTAGGAACCGCAAATCATCTACCGCCGTTCCAATTCTTAATGCAGCTCAAAAGACAGCCGATCAGCTCACTAAATCCTTATTCCACGTTCTTAATAAAAGCGGAGTCTACCAGACTTATTCCGATTGCTTCGAGAAAGGCGCGTTAACTAAAGGATTGGGATTCTTATCAACTTATATTGATAAAACAGAGGATTGTATCTCGGGAGATATTAAGAAGCGATATGTAGACATGGCTTCATGCATGTTTGATCCTTACTTCCGCAGACACGATATGACTGATTGCCGATGGTTTGAAACCCGACAGTTCTTTGATAAGAACGAAGCTGCCGATCTATATGCCGAGTTCCGCGATGAAATCCTTGCCCTTCCTAATGGAAGCTACCGCGATGACAGATTCTATTACATGCCAGAAGTCTACCAAATCCAATTCCCCAACCTGATTGCGTTCGATGAATACTGGTATTCAACCTCACGAGAAGCAACCTATCTAGTTGATAAAGAGACAGAGGAATGTCAAGAGTGGACGGGCGACGAGGAGCTTCTTCGTGACAGAATGAGGATGAAAGCACAAGACGGTGAAGAGCTGCGTAAAAAGTTAGCTGTAGTAAAACAAATGAAGCCTACCGTCCGACGCTGTGTAATCCTCAACGACAGAGTGATGGTTGACGAAGCTAATCCTTATGGCCTGGATCGCTACCCAATCATCCCATGTCTGGGCTACTTCAATCCAGATACCCCCTATTATGCTTATAAGTTCCGTGGAATCGCTAGAGATTGTAGGGATGCCCAATACTGCTTCAATAGATTCCAAGTCAATGGAATGGATCAGGTAGAGGCGCAGCAAGCTGGGATCAAGATGGAAAAAGGCGCATTGGTGACTCCCGATGACGCTCTTAATCAAGGTAATGGGCGCGTTCTCACTACTCAGGTTGGCATGTTCGATAAGGTAGAAAAGCTCCATGTTGACCCTCCTTCTCCCGTATTCCTCCAGATGGTAGATACTCTTAAGAACTACATGATGGAGATCGCTGGTGTTACACCTGAGATGATGGGGCAAGAGATCGACGACAAGGCTGGTATCATCACCATGATCCGTCAATCAGCCTCTATTACCCGTCTTCAAACTCTCTTCGATCAGTTCGACGAGTTCCAAAGATTAGACGGCGATTTAACCATTGAGATGATCCAAAAGAACTACACAGTGGGTAAAATCCGTCAGATCATCCACGAAGACCCAACTCCTGAGTTCGAGGACAAACTGTTCTTCAAGTATGCTTGCAAGGTTGCAACGGGCGTTTTGACAGAGACGCAGCAACAATTAGAAGTCCAGCAGCTCATGTATATCAAAGAGATGGGTGGGCCTGTTGAATGGAGCGATATCGTTCCGAAGATGACCCTCCAAAACAAAGACGAGCTACTCCAAAAGATGCAGCAGCGTGAGCAAGCAGCCTCTCAGCAACAACAACAGATGGCTCAGCTCCAAATGCAGCAAATGGAAGTGGACAACAAGACCAAGATATCCTATGCGAACTCTCAGGATGGTCTTGCTGCCGAGCGTAGAGCTAAGATACACACCGATGTGGCTATTGCCCACGAGAAATTAGAGCGATCCGAAGAAGAGAAGACCGCAGGTCTACTCAACATCATTAAGGCTCTTAAAGAACTTCAAGGAATGGATCTCGATCATGTCGAGAAGTCCTTGAATATCCTCCATAGTCTAAGTCCCAGTGCTGATAAGGAAAGCAAGGAAGCCTCATAGAACAAGGCATAATCTACCTTTGTGAACGTGGTGATGACACTCTCTACATAATGGTCGAAGATTCTCCTTAGTGTTGTTCTTCCTATTCCTGTCTAAGTGATGTACTTCGATTTTTTCAGTGCTTCGACACGAATAGCATATCTCTCCGTATGCTTCTCTTGAAATCACTCTAAAGAGAGCAGCTCCATTTCTATAGTTTCTACCGTTTTCACGTCTTTGATCCTCTTGAGCCTTGCAAACTGGAGAGCAAAATCTATAGCATTTCTTTTGCCAAGGAGTTTGAGAGAACTCTTTGGAGCAAACGGGACAGGTGGACATAACTCTCGCCGACATTTTGTGATCTCTAAAACATTTGGTAGAACAGAACGTGGCCTTAGAACCTTGTTTCTCTCGTTTGCGTTTGTCGTAAGCTTTTATGTGGAATTCATTTTTGCAATAACAACATTTCAATCTACTCTCATAGAATAGTTTACGACAAGTGTCAGAACACATTCGAGTCTTACATTTTTTTAATTCGCAATTATAGATAGTGATTAACTTAGAGCAATTTTGACATGGTACTTGAGTGCGCTTATATTTTTTCATTTGTTTAAAAATAGTTCTTTTCTATGGTGAAGTTGAGAAAGAATCTTAACCTATAGGAAGATTATATGAAAGAATCAATGTCAAAAGCCGGCTACACGCAAGGTGCGATGGAGCCTAAAGTAAAAGACTACCAAAAACCTGCTTCAGACTTCTCACAAGAAGGCTTTAGCAAAACTCTTGAGTATGTAGAGCGTCAAGACGCTTTCCAAGCGAAAGAAGCGAAAGAAATTAAATCTCAAGCTTATAAAGGCCGTTACTCATGAGCAAAGCAAATAAAGTAGAGGTTCAGAAAGGTGCTAATGATGCTCGTCTTAAGACCCAAGGGACTATGACTCATCATCAAGCAATCTCTCAGAAAACAGAGGAAAATGCCCTTCGTAGGAGTGGTCAAACTCTTACATGGCATGAGCCGAAAACTTCTAGAAAATAATATGCAATTCACATAAGGTCTAGGAAAACCCTAGGCCTTATTCTATGGAATCCAAGTTAGTATTTCGTCTTCCAGATAGCTACGAGGCAGAATACGGCTCGGTTCCTGAAATTAGATTCATGAACCCCGAAGATGTCAAATTTTATGATGGAGAGGGGAGCGAAATTATAGTCCCCAAATGCAAGATATGTGGATGGCACAAAAATAAATTAATGGGCCAAGAAAGCTTTATGTGGCTTTGCTCGAATGGATGTAAAGATGAGAGATTGGAAAAAATTTGAGAATGACGAAATCATGACTGTATGGAAAGGTTATATCGCCCAGGAATTCGGCAGTAGCAATCCATTAGGTCTTAAATTATATACTGAGAAGCCCATTAGATTGACTTGTATGGAAATCATCCAATTGGTCGATGAGCTTATGAACCGCTTGGAGATTAAAGATAAGAATGAATAAATGAATGATTTACGATGGGATAACTGAAATATTAGTAAGCAAACGCGTGATAGCGTTGATGGAAGGACAAAAGCGCAAGCTACAATACCTCCAACGCGCTGGGTGTGAATCCCAGCCCCATGCTTTTACGAGGATAAAAATGAACGATAATCAGAAAGCAGCACATGAGATTCTTCTTAAATCCTTTGAGAAGATGAACGAAAACCTTCTGTCAGGAGCGACAGATTCAATTGAATACGGTTATATGAAGAAAATATTTCTGAGTAGTCTTCATGCAATCGAGCAATGGTATTATGTAGATTGTGGTGATGAGGAGGATAATTACGATGACTGAGAAGATCATTCCCTTTGGAAAGCGAGTATTAGCCCTTAGGATTAAGCCAGCCGAAAAGACTGCAAGCGGTATTATTATCCCCGATTCAAGCCAGAAGAAGCAGGATAGGGCGGTAGTTGAGGCGATTGCAGATGAATTAATGGACTCAAATGGAATCCCTTCTATTCCAATTCATATAGGAGCCACCGTATTGATAGAAAAATATGCTGGTAGAGAAGTAGACGGTTATCCTGATTTAGTGCTTCTTAAATTAGATGAGATTATGGGCTTGGTTGAGAATGGATGAAGACCCAGAACTAATCAAGAAAGCCTTAGCAAAGCACCGATCCCACTACGATCCTACGCGCGATACGGTAGGTAAAATCTACCGTGATGCGCAGATCAACAACCGCGAGGATTGTATTGAGGTGGGAGATATGGCTAGGGAGCTTACAACCTCTCTGGTTGATGATATCAACGATGCTATAGCCGAATACGACAAGCGAGAAGTTCCCTATTACCTAATGCTTCACGAAAGCAAAGACCTCCAGATGAAGTCAGCCCTTCGCCGTAGGATGCTCTACTTCAAATATCGCCCTTGGCCAGAGGATGACACAACCGTATTCTGGAAAGACCCCAAATCTCAAGACCTTCGATTCTGCTGGTGCCTCCCTCATTGGTCAGAGATGGATAACGTACTTCAAAACCCTCATCAATATGACAAGGAATATGTCTTCCAGATTAAGATGTGGAAGAAATTCAATCTTAAATGCTTTGGGTTCTATGAAAGCAAAGAAGGGGAATGGTTCCCCAATCCTAAATGGTCAGACAAAAAGATAGAGGAATATGGAAAGCAAAAGATTATTACTCTCTGATGAGGAAAAACGAATCTTGAATGGGCTGTCTCCGAAATTGCGTGAAAAATTTTCGCGCTACGCGGAAGACAATAAGGAGAAGCTTCCTGATCTGCATTTAATGGCCCAACAGATGCGTGAGGCTAGTCAGATGATAGATGACATGGTTTATGACCTTTCAAACCCACCAATCGCCGTTATTGAGGTCGAATCTAAAGATATTTCTATACAATAACTAATCAACTCGATCTATTGCACAAAAAATCAAAATAGCTTGGATGCCCAAAAAACTCGGCCAATCGAAGAGCATTTTTGTGGCCAATCCCTGTCCTTCCCAGTTTCAAATTAGAAAGAGTGTTGGGATAGATACCGACCCTTTTAGCTATTTCACAGATCATCATGCCAGATTTATCAATGTAATAGTTTAAAAGTTGCGCACCCAGCAATCTGCTTTCACCCTTGGCCGATTCAGGAGTGACGAGGGTCAAAATAATTACTTTATTGCAATGAGGACAATCAAAATTCACGGCTTATCCTGTTGATTTGCGAAAGCCTCGTGCATGATTCCTTTAGTTATTAAAACTGTCTTAATGACTGTTAGGTCTGTTCTAATGTTCACATAGCAGGTTATAATAACGGTAGAGATTGTGAAAACCACTCCCACTGCTGTCCAAAAAATACCCCAGTCGAATCTTTTACGTTCGTATGTCATATATCTTTCCTTTTTTGTAGTATTCTATAACATTCGACGCATTTAGTCATCACAAATAAGGAACTTTCGTCGTCCAATAATCCTTCTTCTGCTTTAGCTCGCCAATCGTAGAGCAACCGTCAGAGCAATAAACCCAACGATGCTCAGCACATGGATTGCCACAGATACGGCAATGGCAAACCACAGCTTTCCCCTTATCCTTTTTAGTCTTCTTTTCATAACTGCACTTATAGCACATATTTGACGCAATAAAATCACTTTCTTTCCTTACTTCATCACATTCTGGGCATATCTTAGTCATAGTAAACCTTTTAAAATACTCCTTTGATTTAAAAAATCTCTTAAATAATGTCCAGGTAAAGGCTCCGCTCGCCTAAAGAAGCGTGAATGGCGCAATAGATGCTCGCCACATCAAAGGAAAAAATTATGGAAGAAGTCCAAACACAAAACGCAGAACCAGAAATGGTTCAGGATGTCGAACATCCAGAGACAGAAACCGCTCAGGAAGCAGCTCCGAAAGAGTCCCGTCAGGATAGAAACTGGCGAGAGTTGAACAGAGCAAAAGACGAAGCAGAACGAAAAGTAAAAATGCAGGATGAAATGCTGGCGAGACTCATGACCTCGCAACAAACCGTTCAGCAATCCCCAGTTGAAGAGGACATCTTAGCCGATCTAGCCAAAGAGGAATACGTCGGAGGCGAGAAGGTAGCTAAGGGTCTGAGAAAGATTGAGGAAAGATTTGAGAAGAAGCTTCAAGCTATGGAAGCCAAGTATAAAGAGAAAGAGCAAAACTCCCTCTATAACTCAGTCAAATCTGAATATGCCGATTTCGATCAGGTCGTCACTCCTGAGACACTAGACCTCATAGAAGAAACCAACCCACGCCTAGCAGCTAGTCTTGCAAAAACGATGAAGGAAGATCCTTATTCATTTGCAATTCAAAGCTATGAATACATCAAAGCTAAAGGCCTATCTAAGAAATTTGAGCCAGCTAAGAAAATGTCAGAAGTGGACAAGAAGATCGAGCAGAATAAAAAAACTGTTCAGTCTCCTCATGCCTATGACAAACGGCCAATGGCGAAAGCCTTTGAGCTTACGGATGACCTAAAGAAAGACCTACAGAAAGAGATGTATCAATACGCTCAGCACGCAGGGATGGGATACTAATAGGTAACAAATGACAGTTTCAATTGCTACGCTGCCTCCACAAATCCAGCAGCGATATAATGCGAAGCTTCTTTCTACACCAGAAAGAAACCTCGTCCACATGTTGTTTGCAACTCCAGTAGAGTTGCCAGACAATCAAGGGTTTATTGATAGACAGTCTCGTTATGACCGTCTTGATCTATTCCCAGTACCGCTAGATGATGCACAAACCAATCCTCCTGCTCAACAGCTTAACCGCGTTGACGTGGATTGCCGTGTACGCGTCTATGCTACCTACATTGTCCTCACAAGACAAGTAACTATCACTAACGAAGACCCTGTTCTTAACAGTGCAGCTGCTCGACTTGGCCAATCACTCCGTGAGACCCAAGATTCTCTCGTAAGAGACGAATTGGAAGCTACCGCTTCTATCATCAACTGCGTTGGTGGAACTAACGGCGACTTGCCAACAGAGATGGCTCTTTCCGATGTTGATGATGTTGTAACTGTGTTGCAAAACAACTCAGGCGAATACATCACTCAGATCGTAGAAGCGGATTTGAAGTTCGGCACAGCTCCTGTCGGGGATTCTTATGGGTGCATGTTGACTACTCAAATGATTCCTGTACTGAACAACATTCAGGGATTCATTCGTAAGTTTCAGTACCCCCACATTTCTGAAACCTTGGCGACGGAATGGGGTGGAGTTAATAACGTTAGATTCTTTGTTTCAGAACAAGGATCAATTACACCTAACGCTTCGTTACTAGGAGCAAATATTGCTAACGCTTTTGTTTCAGCTAAAGAAGCTTACAAAGTGGTGTGGCAAACAGGTGGTAAAGCACGCTTTATCTACCTACCGCCTGGTTATAACAATGACCCTTGCATGTTGCGCCACACAGCTGGTTGCTCTATGTATCAAGGTCAATGTATCACCAATGACCTGTGGCTCCAAAACTTACGCTCAACAGGGATATAGGGGGATAAATTATGTTGCCTTATTCATTTATTGGTTGCGGTTCTTATACGAACGGCGCAACTCCAATTTCTACAACTGTCATGCTCAATGATAAACCTGACTTCTTCATGGTCAGAGATATCACTAATTGGGGTGCCAGCATTGCAGGAACCTATGTAGCTGCTCCAGAACTCGAAAGCTGGTGGTATTCTACTATGGCTCCTCAAAGCTATAGACAGACATCTCAATTGGCTGTAGTCGTGGCTAATCCCAACCTACAGACAAATGCTGGAGTAACTGGTGGATTCCAATTCATCAACTCTGCTGTACCTCCTACTTTTGCAAGTCTCGCTGACACTGCAATCACCAACACAACCTTTGTGGTCTCTATGGCTAACACTGGAAGTATTCAAGTAGGCGATATTGTCAGAATCATTGCTCCTACTGGTATGTTGCAACTCGGCGGTCTATCAGCCCAAGTTACAGCGGTCACAACTAACGTAAGCATCACGCTGGGTTATATTGCTACTGCTGTCACTGCTGGTTTGGCAATCGCTGCTCCTGCAACTACAGGCTTCATCTTGAAATTTTACAGACCGCTTTTCTATCCAAAAGCTCTCCAAGTTCTGTTCATTCAAAATGCTGTCCTTCCTAAAGTTTACTTTGCAGAACAAAATGATTTCACCCCTGGTGAGATCGTTGACTTCAACATCCCTGTAGGATACGGGATGCAGCAAGTTAGCTTCTTAACTGGCCACCCTTTCGGTGCTGCTAGAGTTCTTACTGTGATTAACACAGCCACAGAGTCCTCTATCACAATTGATTTGGATACAAGCGGATTTACTCCATTTGTTTACCCAACATCAGTTAATGCCTTCCAAGCTTCCCCTCCTACTTGCTTCCCAGCAGGATCAGGTGTGGTTCCTTTGAATGGCAACCCGAACGTGCCAGCGTCGCCTCCAGGCACTAACCTGGTCGATGCTTTCGACAACTTGAACAAGTACTACATGTATCTTGGTTTCAATGTCGTTGGTGCAGCTAATGCAACTATGCAATGGACAGCCTTTAAGGCCGATTTCAACGCTCTCACTAACGCTTGATTTATAAGCGATCCGTGAGTATGGTGGCCTCGTCTAAACAACGAGGCTATTATGAAAAAGTGTACACATTGCAAAGTTGAAAAAGAACTTAATGAGTTCTGGAAAAGAAAGAATAGAAGCTCAGGATACCAAACGATCTGCAAAGATTGTTTAAACCAACAAAGATATGCAAAACATCGGGAAAATCCCGAGATTAAACGTGCAAAACGCAGGGAATGGTATCAAAAAAACAGGGAGAAAATGATAGAAAGTGTCAAAAACTATCAGAAAAACCTTTCTCCAGAAAAAGAAGCACAGCGTCAAGAATTAAGAAGATTGGCTTTCCAAAGGTCAAAAGAACAGAAACAAAAAAAACTGTTTTATCTTCTGAATATCTATGATAAGAATAAATTTGAGGCCAACAAGTTATTGGCAGAAGCGTTAAGGAATGGGGAAATTAAAAAACCCGATAACTGTCAAATCTGCAACGAAATTAAGCCTTTAGATGGCCATCATGCTGATTATGACAGACCTTTAGAAGTGGTTTGGGTGTGCCGAAAGTGTCACATGCAAATTCATAAAAAACTAAGACAAGGATCAAAATGTTAATACAAGAAACTAGAGCCAGATCAATCTCGGTCAGAACAGCGGAAGAGAAACTTAAATCTGCTGAACGGATCAAGAAAATACAAAAAGAAGGCGAGAAGATGATTAAAGGCATCTTTGAGTTCGTCGATGCCCAAGGTGGATGGTTTGACTTTTCCTACAGGTTCTACCCAGGCGAACCAGTACGCACAGTCAAAATTACACATGGAGAAATCGTTGATATCCCAATGGATATGGCAAAACATCTGAACAACGTCTACAAGAAAGTTAGAATGATCAGAGAAAATGCCGATACTGGTAGAGATGTCATCACTAAGATTTCCAGAACAAGATTCATTCCGATGGAAATGGTTGCATGAGTGTATTTTATCCTGCCTATAGTCTCATTAGCTCTATTAGTCAGGCTCAAAATGCAGTCGTTACTTTTCCGTCTCCTCATGATTTCACAGTAGGGGAAATAGTTTCTTTTAGGGTTTCCCCTCCCTTTGGAATGTTCGAGATGAACAACCAAGAGACTGTCGTTCAGGCAATCACGCCGACAACCATAACGACCACAATCAACAGCATGAATTATACCCCTTTTGTACAGGCTCCCTATCAACTACCAATTTTGAATATTTTGGTAAATACCCCAGTTTTAGGTGAGACGCAGTTCGTCTTCGCGTCCAATCCGTTCACCGTAGGCGAGGATGTATATTTCCAAGATATAGATGGGACAAACGTAAACTTCCTAAACGGATTCGTCTATCAGGTGATCAATGCAACGCCCACGACAATTAATATCTCCTTTAACTCTAATCTTGTCACTTATGTGGGTGGAGGACTTGCTACTTTGTATCCTTTCTCCGATTTCACCTTCCTGCCAATGGCTATTCCTTCCTCATCGGGAGTTATTCCAAACGCTGTGCCTCCTCAAACCAATTTAGCGGATGCGTTCGACAACATACCTAACACATAGAGAATTATGGCTATTGTAAATCTAAATTCGATCTTCGCAAAGATAAGAAGGCTGACGGGAACAGGCAACGACACTCAAATCCCAAACTTTGCCAATCCACTCAATCCGAATAGCGTAGGATTAGCGGACTATATCAATAGCTTCTACAACTATGATTTCCCTGCTCAATTCCGCTCGCTTAAGCTAAAAGACACCTACACGTTCAATACAATCCAGGGCGTTGATACATACGCCTTTAACTCCGAGCAGTTCACCACACTAGAAATGCCTTGCAGAGTTGCCAAACGCGATGTGCAGCTATTCTTCGATCAATGGACGTTTTACGGGTTATATTTCAATTGGCAAAACTTCACCAATTTCACATTCAGCAATGGAACTGCTGGCCCATATGCAGGGAATACCACTGGTTCCCCTTTGATTCGGAGCGTTAATAATAATCCTTTGAATATAGGCAGTGCAAGTGTTCCAGGCGTTTCTCAGGGAAATCCAGGATGGCCAGCAGCTCGTGTTCAGAATATTTTGATTACAGCCAATACACTAACAGGGACTCTAAATGTCACCGATGATGGGAATGGTGGGTTGATCGGGGATTGCCTTGCAGGTGGAACCATCAACTATCAAACTGGCGCGATAAACAATCTTACTTTTACCCAAGTCATCCCACAGGGTAATCAAATTCAGATTCAATACAATCCAGTCAAAGAGTCTATTCCTCTTTCGATCCTTTTCTATCAGAATCAGTTTACTCTGAGACCAGTTCCAGATCAGGGGTATACAGTCGAACTAACAGCATATCGGCAACCTACACAAGCCTTAATGAATTTAGGCGCAGGGACGGGTACACCAGAACTATCTGAATGGTGGGAGTGCATTGCAGTTGGGGCAGCCAAGAAGGTGTATGAAGACCGTTTAGATACCGACGGCATGATGCTCATGGATAAGATGCTAAAGGAGCGTTATGACGTGTGCTATACACGCACCTATGCGCAATTAGGAAGCCAAAGGATCGCTACCATCTTTAGTGATCAAAATAATTATAACAATGGATCGGGCTTTGGCTTCGGTTCTGGATCAGGAGTTTAATATATGACATTTACGGGAAACATTCCAGTCGCTACGCAATCTTTGGGACAAACCGTGGTTGCTGTGAATAATAACTTTGCCAATTATTTCAATCTTCTTTCGGTGGATCACCAAGGGCCGAACGCTGCTAATCAGGGATTTCACAAACAAGTTTCTTATCAAACCTACATTCCTCTGGCTACTCTTCCTCTTTTCCCTCAGAACTTGAATCAGTCATATTTGTTTCCTCTTCAATTAGGGACAGCAGGGACAAGTCTAGCCTACCAACCCTCGGTAGTGAACAATTATGTGCCTGTTTCTCCAAGGGCTGTATGCAGAGCGCAAAGAACAACAGGAACAACGTGGCAATTAGCTACAGGAGAAGAAGGGCCATTTGCAGCAGGGAGCCAATTCAATGTGTCAGCCGTAGCAGCAGCAGGAGCACCCACAACCAATAGTTTTAGAGTTAATTTTTCTAGTCCCTTCACTAACAACAATTATTTCGTTGTGATTACAGGTGAGAATTTGTCTAACTCTGCGAATTGCAGTGGTTGGGTCGTAGCTAAAGATGCCTCCTTCAATTGGATGGATATCGCAGTTTCAGTAGTTCCTTTCCCCACAACAGGTTTCGTAACCGTAATGGTATACTAATGTCGATGCAGAACTTCCCAATTGTCGGACTGACCAAAGGTTTGCAGACCAATGTGCAACCTGCGATGTTGCCCGATCAAGCATTGGCGTTCTTTCAAAATGAATACTGTTGGAGGGAGAGGTGGGTTAAAAGAGAAGGAAGACAACTTCTTGGAAGACTTACAAGGGTTACTTTCCTGACACCAGCTTCTCTAGGAACTACTCCTCCTGGCGTAACAACTCTGAACTTTCCAAACATTTTTACCACTCTGGGTATCCCCGAAACTCTTCCTGGCCCTGAATTTGAAGAAGGTTCTCTAGTAATAACAATTGGCGCGCCTGATGCTGCTACTTTTACCGATCTTGGAAATGGAACATTTTCCGTGACTGGCAACGGATTAGCAGCAGGATCGTTCATTAATTATGTCACAGGGAATCTAACACTCAATTTTATAGCTCCGACCGTAGGGGGTGCAGCAATCACTATCACCTTCAATTATTTCCCTGACCTTCCAGTGATGGGTATCCCACAAAGAATCTTAGCCAACCTCAACCAAACGGAAACGATCTGGTTTGACACAACTTACGCCTATGTTTGGAACGGGGTGGGTTTCCAAGAGTTTATTCCTGGGACGACCTGGAACGGTGGAAATGCGGACTTCTTTTGGTCATATAACTATCAAGGTGCAACCTCTGACATTAGATTATTTTGGACAACCAACTTCTTTAATAACGCAGGAAGTCCGATCAGGTATACCGATGGCGTAACATGGACGGATTTTGCACCTCTTACTACAGCAACAACGTCGCTCTTTCAGTCCAGGATCATTATCGCCTATTATGGTAGATTGCTCATGTTAAATACCTGGGAGGGAATCACTGCTGGTGGATATACAGGTGCTACGAATTTCTTCAACAGATGCCGTTTTTCCCAGCTTGGCGATCCTACGGATCAAGTTAATGGCTGGCGAACAGATATCTTTGGAAGAGGAGGGGTAATTGATGCTCCTACCAACGAGGCGATCACTGGAGCGACGTTTGTTCGCAACACGCTTGTTGTGGACTTTGAGAATAGTACTTGGCAGCTTAGGTATGTGGGAGAATACGGGCTACCTTTTGTTTGGGAACGAGTCTCTTCTGATTTTGGAAGTGACTCTACTTTCAGTGGAGTATTATTTGATAATTATCGTCTGTCGGTCGGTTCTAGGGCTATTATTTCCGCTAATGGAACGCAGGTTAACAGAGTAGACCTCGATATTCCTGACGCAGTGTTTGAATTTCAGGACGCTAATGATGGTTTAGAGCGTATCCAAGGGATCAGAAACTTTCAGAAAGAATTGGTTTACTGGAACTATGTAGATTCCAACACGGGCGTAGACCTAACAGGCACTTCACCAACCTTCCCTAATTATGTTCTCCTCTACAACTACAGAAATCAGACGTGGGCTGTCTTTAGAGATAGCATTACAGCTTTTGGTCAATTTCAGAGCAACATCGGGATCACATGGGGAAGCCTTACAACTTTCTGGGGTTCAACAGACATTCTTTGGAGCGAGGGAGCCGATCAATCTGGCTTTGAGCTGATTACTTGCGGAGATCAACAGGGATTTGTCTCTATCTATTGTGATGAATCCCCTTCACAAATTTCAACGGTGGCAGCTAACGATCAAGAGACGCTAACGATTACGGCGATTAATTTGGCCACTTCATTAATTACAGTTCAGTCTATCTCGCATAATCTTCTACAAGGTGAGATAATCTATATCTCAGGCCTTCTATTTCTCGATTCGACCACGATGCTCCCTATCCCAACTGATTTAAATAATCAGATTTATCAAGTTCAGCAAACTGCATCACAGAACACCTTCCAACTGCTTAAGTACAACTTCACCAGTGGGCAATATGAGCCTTTTGTATTCACTCCAGCAGCGGCAACTTCACTGTATGTCGGCGGGGGTAGGATTACCCTTTTTCCTCAAATGAATATCCTTACCAAAGACATCAACTTGTTCCAAGGAAAGAGCAAGCAAACAAAGCTTTCGCGCTTGGATTTTTTAGTTGAACCAGTGTCGGCGGTCGGGGAAATTCCAGGAGGAGCGGTTAACGTAAATCTTTGGCTTAACGCGACGTTAAATTCACCGACCAATCCAATTTCAGGAAATATCTTAGTGGGCAATCAGCAATTGAGCCTTAACCTTGACCCGTCATTCTATACTCCTGGAAGTCAATACGCTTGGTTCAGCTTTTACGCAACGCTTGCTTCTCAGTATTTCAGCATTAATATCACCTATGGCGACGCACTAATGAACACTTTTGCAACGCACAGCCAGACTTGTACTGTCTACGGGATCAATGCGTGGTGCAGAGTCGGCGGTAAACTGGTTTATTGAGGTTTTATGAGTTCAACTTCTGATCCAGCTCTCCAGGTAAACCAACTTCCGATAAGCATTGAATTTCCTGAAGACCCCGAAAGATTCCGAGAGGTCTTAACAACCAATCTCAGGAATACCGCTTCCACCGTGAATACTAAAGAGGGCGGTCTTTATAATCTAATTGAACAGTTCCCATCAAAACAATACTACAACATTAATAACGTAAACACGTTTAGAAACGTTTATCGCAAGGTTTTTGATTTAACTGTGCTTAATGGAGGCCCGATTGGTGGTGGCGCAACTGTTACCTTTCCACACGGGATCGTGGGTTTAATGTTTGGGACATTGATTTATGCAGGATGCACAAGCGTGACTCCGACTTACTTTTCCGTGATGGGGCAACCGAATATTTTCTTAAGCGCAACTAACATTAATTTTACAAATCCACTGGGCGTTGCATTAACTTCGGTAATCGCAGTGTGCGAATACCTTAAAAATTAACATATTGATATAAGCAATTTTCTCGCATAGGATGAAAAAAAAGGGTTAAAACATGGGATTTCTTACAGGCGATAAGGGTGGTTTTAAACAACTATCTACTCAAACTGGCGGTCAGGAACAATTCTTCAACCAGTTCCTCCAGAACTTGATGCAGCAGATGGGGGGCGGTGGACAGGGTGGCCAAGGAGGTCAGCAGGGGAACTATGGACAAGCTCAAAGCTATGTCCAACAGATGCTTTCAGGCAGGCCAGAAGCCTATCAGAACTTTGCAGCTCCGCACATGCAGAACTTTCAAGAGCAAACGATCCCACGCCTTGCGGAGAGATTCGCAGGACTTGGTGGTGGAATGGGCGGTGGAACTCTAGGATCATCTGGTTTCGGCCAAGCTATAGGAGGAGCTGGAGCGCAGCTTCAATCAAGTTTAGCTGGTCTATATGCTCAATTGCAGCAACAGGCAGCTCAACAGGCCTTCGGTAATTATAACAGTCAATCAGGACAAGCCCTAGGAACTCGTGCCTTTGAAAATACCTATCAACCTGGAACTACGGGGGCAATCGGCGGTCTCCTACAAGGCGTTGGCGCTGGCACAGGAATAGCTTTAGGCGCGACTGGCGGTGGTGCGTTGACTTCTGCATTTGGCAAATTATTCAAATCATAAGAGGATAAAATGGTTCAAATTTTACCGCCTAAGACAAATTTAGGAACTCAATTCGGTCAAGCTCTCGGGGGCGGTTTAGAGCAGGGTTTGAAAAAAGGGGTTGATATTGCCTTTCAAAAGGGTATATTAAACCAGGCTTTTAGCGATCTCAAGAATCTCCCGAAAGATGCATCGCCTTTCGATAAATACCAAGCTTTTGTTCAAGGGACAATTGGGCTTCCAGACCAAGGACGAATACTACAGGGTTTTGCTCCCTTCATTAACGCTCAATCTACTGGGAAAAAAGGTGGAGAGGTCGATTTTCCTCCAGGTGGAGGATCAAATGGCATCCCAGGTAAGGGTGAGAATAATCAAACAAATGCAACGCAAAATGTTCCACTTAACAAAGTAACCGATCCTCAACAATTTCTAGTAAGAGCCAACGAAGAATTGGGCGGTGGACTTCCCCCTCCGTCTTATACTCCCGATTTGTTTCAAGGCACACTAGACCCCACAAGTTTAGGTCTAGGCCCTGTCCCTCCTCAATATTCGCCAGAAGAGATTTTGCAAGCTAGAACTCAGGATATGCAACAGGGATTTCCAGACTCTCCTAGAGCAAGCATCATGGAGCAATACAATGAAAAATCAAGAGAACGAACAGCAGACATTGTTAAAGCAGCCCAGATTCAATCCGACATATCGACGCGCGCGTCCACACGACAAAATGATCAAAGAGATTTCGTAAGTGCAGAGTTGGGTATTCCATTAAACAACAGAAGTCCAGAACAGGAAGGTTTACTATCCGTCGCTGAGAATGTTGGAGCTAGGCCTGAATATAGAAATATAGCTAATGACAAAATTAGAGCGGATCGAATTGCCCAAGAAGTTAGAAAATATCAAGCAGCACATCAGCAATTCAAAGAATCCTCTCAAAGACCTAATCCTATCCTCAATAGAGAAAAATATTATAGAGATATCAGCAACAACAAAGCGAAGGCAAAAACTTTAATTGATTTTGGCAAGTTAGATGAAACTTTTAAAGATTTAGCCAATGGCGGTTGGTCTGTTTCTGAAATTGCTAAACAGGTTGCTCCTCTTTCAGAAGAGGTAAACAAAAACCTTGAAGCTGTAACGCCCGTTCCTTATGAAAATGGGAAATATTCAAGTGACCCAAAGAAATCATATGACTCTATGTACAATTATTTAGAGAAAAATATTAAGCCTGGAAAATTCAATCCAAAAAACCCCAGCGCGGTAGAACCAGGAACATCCTTGGTGTTAAGCAGGAATGGCTTGCTAAAGAAGGGATTTGGGTACAATGAAATTGATACAGCTATAAGTAATTTGGTAAACCAGGGAAAGCTTAATTTAGACCCTTATCAGAATATTGAATTTCAATATATGAAGGACTCTCCATCCAAGACTTTAAGTATTTACGAAATATTGTTTGAGTAACCATGACATTTTTAACTTCTTTAGCATTGGGTCACACAGCCGAACAAGTTGTCGATTTTTTAATTAATTCCTATCCCAATCTTGGGAAGAGGATAAGACAAGCTAAAAACATTGGACACGACGCTAAAGAGATAGTTAACATGTTCAATGGGATAGATAAAAAAAAGTTAAAAGACTTAGATAAACGAGCTGAACGGCCTGGTGGATATCATATCAATCCATTAATTGCGACCCAAGAAGCGACAAAGAAAACATCAGCTCATACACAAGTAAAAAATGCAGCCTTACCAGCATTAGGGGTGGCAGGAACAGCATTAGGCACATATCTAGCCCCCG